ATCTGCACAATAGAGTTAGTGTGAATGTGTTTTGTTATTTCTTGTCCATCAGTGTAAGTATGGCATACAAAACAATAGCCATGGCCATCTGTATAGATACTATTACCATCAGATGAGCCACAACTATTACATGATTCATGTCTTACAAATTCAGAGGAGCCAGTCGATTGGGATGTTATGGAAGGAAGTCCAAGGTATGCCATGCTTGTCACACCATTTAGCGTATGTCGTCTTTGATTTCTTGCTGATTGTATTATAAGGTGCCTGGAAGACCATACGTAAATCTAATTCAGGATGTTGTTGTTTGACTGCTTTAATCTTGCGTCTGTCATCACTATCCCAATAGCCTTTACATTCTAGCACAACACCATTTGGTAAAAAAAAGTCTGGCGTGTATAAATGCGGAATTGTATAAGGTACTTTTTCAGTTTCATATTCGTATTTGACATCCAGGTTGCAGAGAAGATCAGCGACCTTCTCCTCAAGACCTGATCGGAATACCACTAGAAGTCATCCTCTTCAACAGCAGATGGCGTTACATTAGGCTCACTAGCCTTGAACCCTTCAGTCTTACCAAAGAGTGCTGCAACGTTTTCTGCAGACATATCACCAGTGTCTACACCAGCTGATGCATTGAGAGACACCAGTTGTACACCAACCAATTTAAGGCTTGTTCCATACGTAACTCCATCACGGAGGATGTAGGGTTTTTGGTAGAACGCAAGCTTAACACGACTACCAGCATACAAAGGTGTATTATCATCAGCAATAACTGTCCCTTCAGTATCGACAACAGGTGGACGAGATTCTTCATTCCAAGAGAACTTAACTTTGTATTGTCCTTCAGTAACTTCTTCCCAAGGTTCAGGCTTAAGAGTAGAACGCTTAGGGTTCTTTAGTTTAGTTTCAGCCCACTTAAGGGATTCAACTCTATCATCTTCTAGTGCATCAACCATTGATTGATCAACTAGAGCAGCAAGTGAATAACCAAACTTGCTTGGTTTCAGTACAGCTTGATAACCTTCAAGGATTACAGGCTGTGCGGTTTTGTGGATTAGACGTGGCATTTAACAGAAAAAATAAGTGGAATCAATTACGGAGCTAGGTTCTAGATCTCCAATAATCGGTGGGTCAGTCTCCGCGCCTATCTGGTCAGCGAAGTCTTGCAAGTAATTGTGTTCGGCAAAGAGGTGCATATATGTCTCTCGTACAATTGCACTGAGAGAAGACATGTCGGTAGCACGACACAATACAGAATCATGAATGAGAGCGATCGGTGCATTGAAAGCCAATGCGCTGAAGTGGAGAAGGGAAGCATCGAGTGAATGTATTAGATTGGGTGCTGTTGCATTTTTGTGGTGTTGTTTGTCAACCTTGTCACTATCTTGTGTAGCAACGGTTAGTCTACAATCACCCATTAATTGTAATTCAATGCGTATTGTTTCTTTTTTCATGAGCTTTTGAGTGACAACAAAACCTGATGGTGTAGACCATGTTAGTTCTGTTTTACCCATGTCGATTGCTTTAGCAACCTCAGATTCAATCCAACTCATGACAGCCATAGGACCAGGTACGACCTCATCCATAGCATTTCTAACAGCGATGACAGTTTTTGTCAAGTCATCTTTATCAATCTCAATACCTTTTTCAAGTAGTGCGTCCTTGATGTACCCACGATTAGAGAAAGGTTTTGCATTGTAAGGTACGGTCATTACTACACGTTTGACTACCTTTCTATCCATATAATTACGAATAGAATTAGGGCAGTAAGGAGTAGCAGTACTAGCGACGACAGCATAAGCATCCTGCGGTTTATCAGACGGTAATACGTTAACTAGACTAGCAGTATTCTTATCTTTAGCAAGACCTGCTAATATCTGTAACCCACTACAAGTAGCATCTGTAGCTACAGGCAAGCTTGTAAAATGACGATCACACTTAAGCACACAATGATAATACTCATCACATGCTGAAAGAAATTGCCATGGCTCATTTGCTGCTTCCCAGTCGTGAACGTGTAAGATAGGATTACTAGCGACACAAGATATAAGATGAGTATTATTCTTTACCCAATCTAATCTTTCTTGCATCGTAGCTTTATCTAGACCATAAGTAGTAGCTACTTGAAATGCTAACCAGTCTTCAGCTTCAGGTGTCATGTAAGCTGGTTCAGCAAAAGACAATAAACTTTTTCCAAAGTCTGTGTCTTGTGGTGTTAAGAATGCAGGGATTGGGTAAGCTCTACCTCTGTAATCAAAAGACCAAGGAATAAAGAATTTATCTTTATCTTTAAATCTTTGTACAGCTTCCATTGTCATTCTTGTTCTACATGACTTCTTAAACTCTTGAGCTTGTAGATTGTAAACAGCAGCAGCTTGTCTATTATAATCATGACGAGCTTCTTTATTAGTTGCTATGTCTACAGGCTTAGGAGGTAAGTCATGATGAATAATAGGGAGAAACTTACCGACAGCTCGTTCCAATCTATCTAGTTCTTCCGCTACACCCACAGTAAAGGGGTTTAGACGATAAGCAACCTTCTGAATTCGGTTCAAGAACTCAATAGGTCTCTCTCCCTGTATACGGGTCGGATCTCCCCTTCGTACCATATCATGACCACGCATTACCTCATTTAAGATGTAACCTCCACATTTTTCATGTGTCCAGTCATTAGGTTCGATTAGCATTGGCCACGCTAGTGGGCTGAATAACTCAGCATCACGCATTACTGCATCCTTGATCTCAAGAAATTCTGGAGTCGGTACAACGTATTGGACAGTTTTTCGTCCTTCTCGTTGCATGTTTTTTGTGAACCACCCGCTACTTTGCATGATGCAGTCAAGTAACCAGCCTCCAAGTTTAATGCGATTAGCTCTGCCCCATGTGTTCCATTGTTTAACGTCATAGCGATTCATCAAAGTACGGATCACAACTATTTTTTGTTGTGTACCAATTGAACGATGCCAATAGTTTTCTTTTAGTGTGCGTAGTAAGCCTGGTGCATGTTTTTCGTAGTGTCTCATTTGACACTCTTGTTCTACAGCAAGGCCAATAGAATCACACACATTTACTGCTTGATTACTTTTGTCTTTATATGAAAAGACTTTATCAAACGTTAGTTTAACAGCTAAAGCAGCAGCTGCCAACGGTTCAACATCAGCAAGATACTGTTTAATCTCTTTAAATGCTTTACCTGCTTCACCTTTAGTTAGCCTAGTTGTAGTACCTTCAATACGTGCAACCACAAGAGGCAACAAGGTATCAATAGAAGCAACTCCATAAACAGTAGCAGACGCATAAGATTTGTTTTCTAAGTCGTAGGTGTTCTTATGTAGACGCTTGAGACCTTGTGAAATAGCTTCACGCTCTAATTGAATCTGTTCGTCTATCTGTGCTGGTGTCGGCAAAGAAGTCCTCCGTAACTGCGTCCTTGATGAATGTGTAGCATTGTGCTAGCTCAGGATAGTCCTCACTAAACTCTTCAAACTGTTCAATCGTAATTAAGCTCATCTGTTTTGGGTGTAATAAAGTGCAGTTGTTCATCAGTGCAGACAACAAACTCGTTGCCGCTCTTCATTAGTTTTTCGATCTTTTTATCAGCAGCATGTGGCTTCTGATACGTGTATTCTTTGACCTTACCTTTAGTTGTTGTTTCCCGTATGATACAACATATTGAACTAGGTAATTCCCAGCCGCTTAACTTCCAGTCAGCAAACTCTTCAAATGTTGGTGCATAAAGAAACTCATCAGGAATCTCTTTCCATTGTCGCCAATTGTTTGGGTAATAAGGTTTTTTTACCATTCGTCATCATCCAAATAAACATCTTTTAAATACTCAGAACCACCGGACAATTCAACAGCAGCCCATATAGCGTGCTCTGAATCGGGTGCCAATAACCATTGCACCTGACCATCTGTTGTAGTGTAACGCCAAGTCTTAAGTGTCTGTCTTTTTAGCATTTGGTTTTGTTCTTGTGCGTGGTTTAGTTGAAAGCTGCGTCCTTGTGAATGTGTCACGTTTAGCTAACTCTTCATAAATTGATGTCCATTTATGATTAGGATAGTGATGAAGAAAACATAAGATAGCATTCTTGATGAAATAATCATCATCTAATGATTTAGATTGCATGTGTTTTATGGGTGTTGTTGGGTTTGATCTATTGTTGCAGGTTTTAATTCATCTAATACTTTTACTAATAAATTGCGTTTATTAAGAATGTTGATAATTGTTTGGTGATTATTTATTTCTTCTCCTGTTGTTTTTTGATCAATCATGTTTACCATATCTTGGAGGTAATCTAAGAAATCCTTAGGATATGTTTCATCCATACTGATACATGACCAAAACCATTCATAACACTCAGTATAAGGATCATCATCAGGTAATATAGCGTAACCTTCATAATTACCAGTCATTAAATCCCTCCACATATAAAAGTTACATTTGAATGAATTAAACCAGGCTGGGATGAGGTGCTTGAAAATGTAGTCAGTCCAGGTCATGAGTCCCCCTGTGTTATTGATGAGTTTGTGTTAATTAGTGGATGAATGTGTGATTGTTAATTAGTTCTAAATCGTTTTCATCCCAGTTCTTACTGATCATTGTTCTCCTTTAGTTAGAATTTCAAAGTCTTGAAGTTTACCATGTTTAAAGTGAATACAACACTCTGGCCAATCTTCCCAGTTACCTTTCCAGTTCTCTGGATATATTACCACATATTTGGTGATATTCCAAGGTCGAACTTTACCATGAGTTCCGTTAGGTATCCAACGGAAATTGAAAATCTTTTTCTCTGGTTCATAACCATCATCACCTTCTTTAAGTTCCACAAAGTCAGCAGTTTGCGTATAATCGACAATATAAAGTTGTCCATCAGGAGCAATCCAGTATTGGGTCATAGTACCACCAATACCATCTTCAATGTCTTTTGTTTGACAGTTGCCAGAGAAGTCATCACCAAAGTAATAAGAACTCCGTATAAAATCAAACATACCCATCATGCTACTCCATCAAGTTTAGATTGCTCATACATATCGGCCATCACTTCCAGTTGCTCGTCAGTATACTTAGCGAAGCGTTGGAAACGACGATAGAGTTGCCAATAACTTGTCTCCCATTGATG